CCCCTGGACCGTGCCAATCCCCTTCACCGCGCCAAGGTCGAGATCGAGCGTTTGCAGCGCCGCCGTCATCGGCAGGCCGATGTGCGCCTTGGTCGCGGCGTTCGGCAGCGTCACAGTTCCAGTGTTCGAGACGACGAGGTTTTGAACGACGTTGCCGTTCGCCAGGGCAACCACGGATTGCCCTTTCAGATGGTCAAGGCCGCTGATCACGGTCGCAGCTGCACCGCTGTAGGTCAGACCGCAATCGACAAAGAATGCGTCCTCGACCGTATCGAAGGCGCGCGAATGCAGGCGCTCGATATAGCGCTTGGAGACGCCGCCGATCGTGCGCTTGACGATGAAATAGGGAACGTCTTCCTTCCCTTCCGCCACCACGGACACGCATTCGAAAACCGCGTCATTGCCTGGGCCGCTTTCATGGTGCGTCCAGGCCCAGATATCATGCTCTTTCAGGTATGTGAGCGAGACAAGCGAACCGTCATCAAGCACAACCCAGATCATGGAATAAGGAGCCTGGGCGAAGGCCCACGACTTGATTGCCTTATTCTCGAAAAGGTGGCGGGCGAGGATCGTCAAATCCTTGCCGGTGAAGCTGTCTTGCGCGAACTCATAGCTGAAATCGCGGATCACGCAGCCGCGATCCTGGGCGAACAAGACCGTGTTTCCGACGATGACCGGTTGCACCTTGGCCGCGCCGCGATAGCCCTGATTGTCGATCTTGATTGCCGAGGGCGTGATTGCGTCGGAATTGCCGCCGCCCGAGACGATCCATTCCGAGCCCGAGGTAAGCAGCATCAGGCCCTTGACCGAGATTGCCGCCCTGATTTCGTTGACTTGCCTGGAGCGAATGCGGAACGTCACCGCGTCGCTTGCCTTGGCCGGCGACGCCACGCCGAAATTCTCATAATTGGCCGATTGAGACAGCCACGCGGCTTGCGGATCGATGTTCGTTCCGAACATGCCAAGGCGCTGCTCTATGAAGGAGACGGCGCGCGGATAGTTCCCCACGCCTACGAATGGATTGCGCGCCTCCTGGGGGCCGTCCGCCACGTCGGCGACAATGTTTTCGTCGGTGAACGTGGTGGTTTCTGTCGTGCCGATATAGCCATAAAGGCCGTTGTCTTCGCGGTAGATGACATATCGGCCAGCGCCCGCAACCGCCGTCCATGACAGAGTGTTGCGGTTCCCCTTGTATCCCATATCGTTCATCACAGTGGCGGGCACGGACGGTAGACTTTCCTCGCCTGTGTCGTCGCTCACTGCCGAGACCACATAGTTCGCCTGCTTGCCGAACTTGACGACGCCTGTAGGCGCGGCAGGCACGGCCGGCGAGCCTGGGGCGCTGACGCTGGGGATCGCGCTTCCGTCGCCGATCACGTCGCCAGATGGAAATTCGACAGAAGGCCCCGGCGTCTCGGCGACAAACCCGACTTGTGTCCCGGTTCTGTAGACACGATAGGTTGCCGCCCCGGTTACGGCTGGCCACGTCAGGCTAATAAAGCGCCCGTCGTCATTCTCCCATTGGAAGCTGACGCCAACCGAAACAACACTTGCCGCGCTTTCCGCCCCGCCAGCGCTGACCGACGTTACCTTGAACGTGTATGAGCTGGTTCCGCCCGCGCGAAACTTGTAGGCGGCTGTTGCCGTCAAGCCGACCGGCGCGGTCATGGCCGGCGCGAATGTCGGGACGACCAATTGCCAATTGTTATCAGCGAGCCGCGACAGCTTGCGCGGCGCATAGGACGGATGGACGATGTACATAACATCGGCCTCCTGGACGAACACGAGATCATCCAGATCGGCGTGAGCATAGGGTGTCACGCATTCGTAAGGCACGCCACCAGACAGCACCACGCCGCCGTTCTTGATGACGCGGAAATACAGGTCGCCGAACTCCAGTTCATAGGATTGCGCGGTATTGAACTGGAACGGGATCAGCCGCGCGTTGTTGGCGCTGGCTTTGACTTCGGCGATGAACTCGGTTCCTGCCCGGTTCGACACGCCGCCATGCGGATGCACGAACAGATTGAGCGCCGTCTTGAGCCCTGTCGCGTACTTCGCCAGATCGGTTCGCGCCCACAGCGCGGGAGAGAGAACACCGGCAGTAAATGACGGCTGATAAGCGCGAAGCACGGACATCAGGCGCGCCCCGTCGCAAACTCGCTGTCATGGTCGGACGTTTCGCGCGTCTCGTTTGCGTCCGCCATTTCGGCCGCGCCCTGGGTCCGCTGCGCAAGCTGGAAGGCATCGGCTCGCATCTTCGGATCGCGCGTCAGGGGCATGGCGAAGCGCACGGCCAGATGCCACGAAAGCGCCTCGATAAAGAGCGGCGGATACTTCGTCGGGTCGACGTTGCGGAAGGTGTAGCGCAGGAAGGCCGGCGACAGATCGCAATAGATCGTCTGCCCTTCGATCTCATGCGCAAAGCCGAAGCTGTCAACCTGGGCGGTGCTGTAATCGGTCGGATCGTCGGCGATGTAGGCCGGCCGCACGAAGCGGACCTTGAGGCAGTCGTTCGGGTAGCGGTAGGCGTATTGCCACGCGCCGGCCTTGTCGTTTGTCACCTCAGCCAGGGAAGCGGTCTTGCCGGCGAAGCGCCAGGGATAGCCTTGCAACAGCGCGTCGCGCGTCTGATCATAGAACTGATTGCAGGCGCGGGCTTCCGCGCCGGCATCCGTCAAGGCGCTGATATTGTCCTTGCCGAGATTGGATAGGGCGAGATTGCAGATCGAGACGATCGAGGCCATTGAGCGTGATCCCTTTTGGCGGGAACACTAAGAGCAGATGGTTGGCGCGATCAGCCGTTTGGGAACAGCACCGACGCGGCGTCGGGCTTCTTTTCCTTCGGCGACATTGCGGCTTCCGTGATCTCGACCGACATCGAGCGCGCGCCGTTCTGGCTTTCGCTGATGCTGGAGACGCGGACGGTCGCGGTCATAGTCATTTCAACGCCGACGCGCGGATTGCCCAGCTTCATCGCGTCCATCTGCTTTTCGTCCAGATAGAGGCACGGGAAATATTCGTCCTTGTCCGCGCCAACCGGCTTGCCGATCTCGGAATATTTCTGTGCGAGGCTTGCGAGTTCGGCCATTTCAGAAGATCCCCGGATGAACGATCGTGGCCGCGACGACGCCCAGCGCCACCGCGAACACCGAACAGAAGAGCGCAACGCAGAAATCCTTGACGAAGGTCATGCGAGAACCCCGCTATTCACCTTGATCGGGATGACGAGTTGATTGTTGTAGAGCTTGCGACCGTCCGCGATCTTGACCACGCCGCGAACGGGCTGATCGTTGTAGATCGCGGCATCGGCCGGAAGCACATCGACGCCGAGCGCGCGGCGATTGTCGGTGAACAGAGTTCCGCCGACATCGAGAACGCCAAGCACGGGAAGCCCGTTGAACATGGTCGTTCCGTCCGCCTGTTGGCGAACGCCCAAAATCCGCTGTTCATTGAAAAGGGTTGCCATGGCTCTTGCGCCTGGAGGGAAAGCGAGGGCGACTAGCGCCCTCGCGAATGCCGTTTAATCGGCGACGGCGGCAGGCTTGCCACCGGGCGCGATCCAATCCGGCTGAGTGGTGCCGAGAGCGTCGTTGATCTCGCTCTTGGCGCGCACCGGAGCCGGCGCGTCGGCGAACGGTTCGGCGTCGGCCGGCTGGATGGTTTCCGGCTTGGGCTTGCGACCGCCCTTGCCTTTGCCCTTGGCTGGCTTGGCGTCCTCGACAGCGGTTTCGTCGCCGTCGCCTTCACCGCCCTCGCCGTCGTCGGCCGCTTCCGCCGCGCCGACCTCGCGACACCACTTCGGACGGAGCTTCTCGTCGGCCCATAGTTCGGCCGGGATAGCGAATACCTCGCCCGGCTCGCGGATCACGCCACCGAAGTATCCGCGAGCGATGGCAACAACCTTACTCACCATTGGACTGGTTCCCCATGGTAACGCCGGCCGTGATCTTGCCGGCCGTCATCGGGCCGGTAGCCACGGTGTAGGTGAGGCGCATATAGCGCTTGTTCGTGCGGCGCGTGATGTGCTCGGGCACAATCACGTAGCCGGGAATAAGCGTCGCCTTCGGGATCGCGGCAGTAGTCCAGACCTGGACAGGAGAGGTGAAAGCCGCATCGTCGGACACCTCCAGCGCCACAACGAGAGTTGCCGCGCCGGCCGCCGCGAACGCTTCCAAGACCTGGATACGCAGCGGGATCGGCCTTCCCTTGCCGATGTCGCGGGCAAACCCGGCGTTGATCGGCCCGAGGTCGATGATGTTGGAGCTTACCGCCGTCACAGTGATCGCCTGGGCGTCGGAAAGCAAAGTCTGCATGTCGAAAATCATAGCCTTGCCTTTCGTTGAAATTCGATGCCTGCCGCCAGATCAGCGGCAGGGCCAAGCGGTTATCCGTTAGACGGCGACAGGCGGAACCAACGCCTCGGTGTTCAGGATCGCGTCGGTCATGCGGATCGGGATTTCGCGATAGGTGCGAACCAACTTGCCCTCGACCTGGGCCTGACCGAGCCCGGTATAGTTTGGGTTGGCGGCGATCAGCGCACGGTCGGTCGACTGCGCGTCCAGGATTTCCAGAACCTGACGGTTCATGTAGATCGCAGTCCTGCCGCCCTGCGCGCCGACGCCGTACACCTGGAACAGGCGGTAGTACGCCTTACGCAGGAGCGCCCAGAGATCGACGGTGCCGGCGAGCATGTCGGACACGTCGATGTTGGCGATACGCGCATTGTAGCGGTAGTCCTTCACGAACGCGCCGATATCCCACTGGAACTGCGTCACCTTGGCGTAGTAGGGGTCGCCGTTGACGTCGAAAACCTTTTCCTCGCCCTTGTCCATGACCTGGATGCCGGCCTTGCTATTCTTCGGATAGAGCAGCGAGGTCGCGTGATCGGCCCAGGTCACGAAATTGATCGAGGTATTGTCGGAACCCGCGCCGCCGCCGTTGATCACTTGGTTCGCGATGTTCGGCTTGGCCGGGTCGGGAATGTTGGTGTTGTAGGCGTTGAAGCGAGCCGACAGGCCCTTGAATTTCTCGGGCGAGGTGGCGGTGTCATGGTAGAAAATGCCGGTGGCCATTTCCTGGTTCATGACTTCGAAATAGGGCTGGCTGTCGACCAGCCGGGCCTTGGCCGGATCGGGGGCGAGCTTGAGCAGACGCACGTCGATTTCCGAACGGGCTTCCAGGAAGCCGGTCGTGTCATCGACCTGTTGCATCGTCGCCTTGGATGCCTTCGTGCCCTTGTAGAGCTTGCCCCAGGTTGCCGAGGGATAGCCGGTGCGGATCGAATGACGATGTACGGCGTCCATATTGCAGGGCGTCGCAATCGCGTCGTCAAGGACCGGGTTGTTCTGCTTGAGCAGTTCGATGACAGTGCCTTCGGCAGACGCCTTGTGCATGTCGATCAGCTGCGGGTAGGTGTTGCCGATGGTTGCCATAGTTCAATTCACCCTTTCGGAGCGTCGTTCGGAAACAACAAGTGAGCGGCCTCGACTGGCTTTCCTTTGCCCCCCGCCCCGTCTTGTGGCGGACTGTCTTCGGAAATCATCGCGCCGACCTTCGCGAATATCCTGATAAGTTCAGGATGGTTGCCGCCACCACTCGCGTTCAAATACGTGCGCAGTTCTGGCGTCCCGAGCCGGTTCATTGCCCGCTGCGCAGCCTTGGTTGATGCGTCCCATTTGTCACCGCCAATCTCTGCGTCTTTCTTCGCGGTATCGGCCCAGCCTGAAATGGTCTTGCCCCAATCTTCCATGCGCTTCTCGCCGCGCGCGGTCTCGATCTTGATGAACTCGTCGGCAAGCTCCTGGGCCTCGCGCGTCGTGAGCTTTTTCGCGGCGAACTTCGGCCCGAGCGCGTCAAGCAACTCCTGATCGACCTGGACACCTTCGGGCATCGCCAGCGTATACTTGCCATCCTCGGGCACCGCATCGAGCGCCTTTTCAGCGTCGCTCTTTTCGGCCGGCTTGGTCTTGTCGTGTTCGGCCTTGGCGGCGGCGTTTTCCGCTTCCGACTTGGTGGCGTCGGGCTCGTATTCCTTCCAGTCAGCGGCGGGCGGATCGGCTGGCTTGTCACCGGCAGGAGGGTCAGCGGGCTTTTCGCCGCCCTCGCCACCTTCCTTCGGGAACAGGATGCTTTCGGGCGTGGCTGGCGTGGCTGGCGTTGCGGCTGGCGTTCCGCCACCGGAGCCGCCGCCCTCGCCTTCGAACGACGCCATGAACAGCGATGCAGCAGCCGCGCCGAGTATCGCCAGAGTGAGCCTATTCTTCATCCTCGTAGTCCTCTTGTTTGGCGGCCGGTGCCGCGAGAGCCATTGCCTTCAAGTCCGCGACATCGAGCAGGAGACGCGGGTAAATGCGCGGGTCGATCTCATCGAATTTCGAGATCAGCTTGCGCCCTGCGGACTGTTGCCCGAGCGAGTAATTCGTTCCGTTGGTGTTCTCGCCCGCGAATGGATCGGTGTAGATCGCGGCTTGCTCCAGAACCCAGAACAGCACGCGTTTGCCCGATGCCGTGGCGAGGACTTCGCGAAACGCCTTCGTCATCTCCTCACGCTCGGATTGTTCTTGCGGAGACAGTTGTTCGCTCAAATCGTCGGACATCAGCCGATCCCCAGGCGATTGAGCAGTTCAGCGCCGCCAGGATTGTTCTGCGCACCAGCCAGCACGGCGGCGGCGTCCGCGCCCTGCTTGGCGGCCGGCGCAACGGTGGCCATCATTTCCGCGTTCTTGGCGGCTTGCTGCTCTTTGGCGCGCGCCTGCCTCGCCGCCGCAACCTTGTCGTCGGGAATGATGATCGACGGCGGCACGCCCAGATAGTCAAAGTACACGTCAAGCGCTTCGTCGCCGTCGAGCTTGTCGAGAACTTCGGGTTTGACCGATGCAATCTGCCCGGCGAACGCAAAGCCACGCTCGATCGCACCCGTGGCAACCGCCTTCTGTGCCTGGGCGAGGATCGAGATATATTCGATCTTGAGCGATTGCCCGTGAAGATCAGGCGGCGGCGGCGGCAACATATTGTTGCGGATCATGATCGCATAGGTGCGATCAATCACCGGCTCAAGCTGGCCGCCATAGACGTTTTCAAGCACCGGCCCAAGCTGGAGGAGCTTTTCCTCTTTGCGTTCGGCGATCTCGAATTGATTGCGCGGCTGGATGCCGTCCATGTTGGCGAGCATCAGGAACAGATCGGCGAAGAAAAACCGGTCAAGCGCATCCTCAGTGCCGCGAATGTCGGCCGTCAGGTGCGACAGATCGATGTTGACTTCCATCGCTTGCCGATAGCCCTTGCCTGTCGGGTCATCGACATAGGTAACGGACCCAGGCAGCAGCGACGCGGGGTTGTTGCGCATCGACGTTGGGCCGGTCATGGGCGGGCGAACTTTCTTGTCGATCGCCTCCCACTTGCGCTTGGTCATCAGCTGCAAGCCCTTCACGTCGCCGAGCGCGACTTGTCCAGGCGACAGGCCATAGTGATCGTCGCCGGCCAGTTCCCAGGGCGGCGCGATGATCGGGTTTTCATCGAACCCGCTTTCCTCCAGCAATTCGCCGGCCATGCCGCCAGCGGTCTCGCTGTCTTCCCAATAGTTGGACAGGAAAGGCTTGTTCTTCTTGTCGATCCTGGACGGGTCGCGGGTTAGCCGGGGCTCGACCGCGTGCCAGATGTCATAGCGCTCCTCGTACTTGCTTTGATCGTAAAGGCCCCTGATCCGAGCGCTAACCTTGTCATAGCCGAAGCGTGCGACGATCCGCGCGACGGACCAACGGAACGTGCGATAGAGCGTCGTTGCCCTGCCCGCCTCATCGCGCGCGATCCAGAACCGGCCATGCAAGAGTTGCTGGAGGCGAACCGTCTTGTTCTCATCCTCGACCAGGAGACCGACCGACTGGCCGAACAGCCCGAGATCGCCGTATCCGATGTGGAAAGCGGTGTAGATATTGGAGCCGGCGAACACTTCGCGCATGCGTTGCTCGACATCGGCGAGATAGGTCTTGACCGGCGCGTAATCCTTCAACTGCGGATCGAGCGTCGCCAGCCGGAACCACGGGCGAGCCGGCGACGTGATGCCGGAATGCATGCCGGATGCGAGCGTGCGCAGCGACACGGTTGCCTTGGAATTGAGGATGCTGGCGCGGCTGATTGCGCCCTCATTGCGGCTCGACAGGCGCAAGCGCGTCGGCTCGATGAACTCAGCGCACGGCTTCCAGACGCTTTCCCACGGGCCGCGAACCGTTTTCAGTTCTTCGGCGCGGCGGCGATGATAGGCGACTTGGCTTTCGTTGCGAGCGGCGTTGTCGGTCATCGGCCGATCCTGAAATTGTCGACCTCGCGATAAATCGCGGTCTCATCTTCGATTGAGGTTCGAACAAAGGCGCGATCGCCCCAGGTGACGGATTGAGACGGCTTGACGCGTGCCATCACGCCATCGTGCACAGTCTCTTTGCCGTCCTTGTCGACCAGCCGGAATTTCATGCGATCCCCGCGAGCGCAAAGCAGATCGACAGCACAAAAGAGGCCAGCGATCCCGACGCGAGCAGGACAGTGAGCGCAGCCACGTCAATGCGGCGCTCGATATCCTGCCGGTCGATGAACAGATAATTGGCGATCGAGCCCAGGCCCAAGGCGAGCGAAAGCAGGATGCACAGCAGCGCCCAGGCGTTCATGGCTCATTGACCCAGGAGCGTTTTCTTTTCGGTCGGAGCCGCCTGGGTCACGCCCGATCCGCTTGTCAGGATCGTGTTCGCGCCCGAGCGGAGCTTGTCGGTCGCGCGCTTGCCGACGCTACCGCGCACCGCGCCCTGATCCGGTTCGCGCATGGCGGCGGTTTCGGGCGGCAGTTGCGGATCGGCGGGAGTGTCGGGCTTGGGGAAGATGCACATTGAGGATCACCAGCACTTGAGGAAGGTTGCAACCGCCAACACGATCGCGGCGACGACTGAGCCCCGCGCCATGCCGGTTTTGATCGACGGTATTTCAGAGAGATCGGAGAGCCACGCACAGGCCACGGGAACCGCCGCATAGGCGACGCCAAAATGCCAGCCGACCGAGTAGTTCGCGGCGGCAAGCAGGCAGCAGAAAAGCCGGCCATTGGCGGCGACGTTCTGGGCGAGAGCGATCCGATAATTGTCCATCCGCGACGGATAAGGCGCGAATGGTTGCTTGCACGAATTAGGCGAAGGGATCGTATTCCGTTTCAGCCATGTTCGCGCGCCGGCCGCCCTGGGCGCTCATGGCGCTGCGATCCTTCTTGCCAACCGGCTCAGCGAACGTCAGCGCCAGCGCATCGCCCTTATTCGGCGACGGCAACAGCCGCTCTTTCATGTCTTCCTTGCTTTCAAGCTGGACCTTGCCATCGGTTCGCGGCACGGTCTCGGGACCGACGAGATCGTCATAGAGTTCCGTATCCTGGGGATCGATCGCGCCGCCCTGCTTAAGCCAGAGCTTCATGGTCCCCCACATTTCCGCGCGCTTGTTCAGATAGCCGGGATCAATCGCCTTGCCCGAAAACCAGATGAGCCGCCACGATCGGCCCATGACATCGCCGGCCGACTTGATGCCCGTGCCGTAGCCCGCGTCGATAAACACCGCGTCGGCTTGGTGTTCGTCCTCCAGGCGCGCCAGAATGTTCGCCACCTGGATATCGTTGTCATTGCGCGGGATCGAAAGCAGATGCTTCGAATAGAGCCCTTGCCTCAGATAGATTTCCAGCTTGTCGTTGCCTGTCCATGCGGGATCGAGACCGATGACGACAGGCGCAAAGCTGTATTGTTCCTTGCGCAGATGACGATCGCGGGCCTTGTCCGCGTCTGCCGACGAAATGAACTGCATAGCTGATTGCTCCGGGAATAGGCCGCGCACGCGGTATTTGAAAACGTCGCTGTCCTCGCCGTATTGCTTTTTCAGGCGCTCGAAATAGCGCTTGTTCGTGCCTGGGACCGTGCGGCTATCGATGTTGCGAGTGACCCAGAAATCGCGGAAGCGGCGGAAGCACTCGCGAAACCTTCCGCTGTTCTGCGTCGGGTTGCCGAATGCAACCCAGATGATCACGGTGTTCTCATCGGTCATCGCGCCTTCCGCGACTTCCCAGACCTTGGGCGCGATGCCGCTGGCCTCATCGAATAGGAGCAGGATGATCCGGCCTTTGTTGTGCAGGCCGGCGAAAGCTTCCGTGTTGTGTTCGCTCCAGGTGACGAAATCCATTCGCCACGTCTCAGCAGCGGTCACGTCCCGTGACTTGATCGATTGTGAGTTGACGCCGAACCAATGGCCGGTCAGCGATCGGCGGAACCATTGCCCGACCTCTGGGCTTGTCTTGGTGCGTAGCTGCGTCTCGGTGTTCGCGGTGATGACCACCTTGGCGTTCGCGAAACATGACATTGCCCAGTTCGAGAGCATGCCCATTTGCGCCGACTTGCCGATGCCGTGGCCGCTGGCAACCGCAATCTGCAATGGCTCAAAGCGCGTCTCTGGGTTCGCCAGATGGTCGCGGATCACGCGGTTGATATCGTTCTGCCACTCGCGCGGCGCTTCCACGTCCTCAAGCTCGCCCACGCCCCAATCCCATGCGAGGTGCGCCCAGCGGTCAGGATCGTACCGGCAAGAGGCGGCGAGTTCGATTATCGCGTCATTGGGATCGGCGCGGCGATCGGTGGGCTTCATGATCGCTCCCAGCCGCGCCAGTTCTCGCGGTGAGCCAAGTCCATCATTCGAATGATGTCTTTGCGCCATTGCTCCAGAGCCACGCGTTCCTCGCCGGGCGGCGTTTCGCGCAAAGCGCGCTCTACCGTCCTTAGCATCAGCCTTGCGTCGCTGTGGCTCCAGATGCCGAGCGTTCCAATCACGCTCCCGTATTGCCGAACGGTGATCACTGGCTTAGCTCACGCTCCAACTGCGCCCCGCTCATGCACCGCATGTTGCGCGGCGTCTCATAGCAGGACGGTTGCGAGGTGCAGCCGGCGAGGAGCAGGATCACGGCGAGGATGAGAGCGGTTTTCAATTCGGCCTCTCCCGTCGCATGACTTCGCTTTCGACGCGGCGCTTGCAATCCTCAAGCGTCGTCATCGCGCCGGTTCGACCGCCGCCGCCGACTTCCCAGGTTCCGTAGAAAGGACCGTCATCCTGGAACTGCGAGATCGTCGCTCCATGGTTCACGCCATCGCAGAACAGCCGCCAGAGCTTGCCATGCATGAACGCCTCGCAATCGCATGAGGCATCGCCGTGGTAATGGCAGAATGAGCTTTCAACCCACATGGAGCGCATGGCGTTTAATCGCCTGCCCGTTTGGCTGCGCGAGCCAGCCGATCGGCCAGAGCGTCGACGCCGCTAAGTTCCAGCTTGTCATTGTAGAGCGACAGGTGACGCGCAAGCTGATCGAGCGCCTTGCTCTTGTCGGCCAGCTTGAGCGTGAAATTCTGGTTGCGATCGTAGCCCCAGCCGACAATGGCGCGGCGAACGTCTTCCGGCAGGAACTTGATGTCGCGAGGATTGCGCAGGCCGGTGATGACCTTGCCATCGTCCGATAGCTCTATGTCATCGCTATCGATTTCATCGCGCAGCGCGTCACGCACGATCTCGATCAAATCGAGCGGATCATAGAAGGCCATACGGCTGATTTCTTTAAGTACGCGTTCGGCCGTGATCTCGGTCTTATCGACGCGCTTCTGATTGCGTTTTGCAATCGCTTCTTTGATGTCTGCATTTGACAGCAGACGCGATCCCTCACGGTTGGCCGTCTTCGCCGAATATCCACACCGAATAGCCGCCTGGGTAGCGTTCAAATCGATCAGGTATTCACGAACGAATTGCTCTTGTTTCGGGGTCATTGGTCCAGGCCGTAATGTCTCACGCAATTAGGCGTTGAGAATTACGCACCAATGGTTGTTTCCATGTCCGCCGATCACGCTGGAGGTTTGCAAGGAGGTTTCTAACGAGCCCCAAACTTTTTTAAACAGGGTCAAAATTGCGTTTATATACGCCTCCCTATTTTATAAACCGGCCAACCCATAGCGATTAAAAAGTTTACTCTGCTCTTACAAACTACCTTGTCACTAACTAATATATTGATTTGATTAGATATTTGGTGGCAGAGAGGTTTTTAAGGATCGATTTTTGCGATTGTTCACGAAAAAGCTTGGTATTCGGAAAATCGTTCACAGCGTTTTATAACAGCCTGTAATCTGGCTTAAAAATATTCCTTACAAACCTACTTGCCTTGACTGCCCGACTGTGCGAGCGTTGCGAAAGTCACAACACTTGTGAAGGATCGCAACATGCGGAAAGCCCTTGAGAGCCTAAGCGAGAAGATCGCCGACGCTGACGCGCGCGGCGGCCGATACCTCGCCGACGCCAATGAGGCGGCCGAGCAGGGCAAGCACGCGAAGGCGGAAAAGCTCTACGCGCGCGGCCAATACTGGCTCGACCGTTCGAACAAGCTCCGTGGTTGCGGCGAATGACCGTGAAGCTGTCCGACCGAGAAAGCCGCGTCCTGGTCTACATGGCCGAGGACGTTCCGCCTGAATATGGCGTCTACATGAAGGCGATCCGCCACGCTGAAATCATCGAGCCGGCGAACGTCCGCCGCGTCGTTCGGGCGCTGGCGCGCAAGGGCATGGTTTCGTTGATGATGCTTTCCAACCCGGCCGATCTATCGATGGCTGGGAGCGGGTATGTCGTCACCGACGCCGGCCGCGTCGAGTACGCCAGGATCAAGGCGGCCGACGAATGACCGCCCTCGCCCGCGTCATCGACTATGAGACCACAGGCACGCCCGAGGACGCCGATCCCGAGGTTATCGAAATGGGCAGCTATGACGTCAACCTTGCGTCGCGGATGCTCGTCACCCAGAGCGCCTTTCAATCACTCTGCCGCCCGCGTGGCGCGATCCCGGCCATAACCAAGGCCGTTCACCACATCAGCGAGGAAGACGTTCAGCACGCGCCGCCCGCCCGCGATTTGTGGGACAGGCTTCTTGCCGGTTCGCCGTCATGGCTTGTCGCGCACAACGCCAAGTTCGAACAGCACTTCACGCCGCCCTGGGGCATCCCGTGGATCGATACTTACAAGGTGGCGCGGCTTGTATGGCCCGACGCGCCGACGCACACGAACCAGGGCCTGCGCTACTGGCTGGAATTGCCGTGCGACCGCAAACTTGCCGATCCGCCGCACCGCGCCCTGCCCGACGCCTATGTGACGGCGCACCTGTTCATCCGCCTCCTGGACCACAAGACGCCCGAGGAAATGGCGAAGATCAGCGAGTATCCTGCGCTGCTCAAGGTGATGAACTTCGGAAAGCATAAAGGCATGACGTTCGAAGATGCCCCGATCGACTATCTGGAGTGGATCAGGGACAAGAGCGACATGAACGAGGACACGAAATTTACGGCCCGGTACTGGGTCCAGAAGAGAGCAAGATGAGCAAGGAAAGACCTAGACCTTGGATTGACCCTACGCCGCTTGTCAACTTCACCCCTGATTGGTTGGGCCAGTTCGATAGCTTTGACGATTGGGTAAACCACGCGACGCGAGCCATAGGGGATTTGACCGGCAGTAAGGGCGAGAAGATTTCCGCCGTTTGCGTCGATGCTATGGGCCGGCGATGCCATATCGGCGCGGACTTCATGCGAGCCCGCGACGAAGCCGCTTTCCCGGTTCGGTACTTTGTCACCGGAACCGTATCGTCATGACCGCCCTATCCGCCCTCGCGAAGAACGCCAGCCTCGCGCGCAGCTGCAACGAACACCTCGCGCGCCGCCTCGACCGTGCCAGTTCCGTCCAGGACTTCGGCGCATGCGACATAGGCCGCGCGGAGCTTCGGCTTGACCGGCCAGCCGCGCATGACCTCAAGCGCCGTCTCGACCGAGCTTACTCCCTGCATAACGCCAGGGCCGGCCTTGATCGTCACAGCCTTGAACCAGTGCACCGAACCCTCCCGAGGAAGAAATGAGCCACGCCGCCCGCCTCGCCAGAGAGGACGCTATCACGGAATGCTTGCGCGCCGCGACGGCTGCGCTTGGCGACGAGGAGCCGACCGCCCAGGCGTTCACCATGATCGACGCGATTAAACGCTTGCGCGACGGCCAGCCGGTTCGCGTCATGTCGACCGAGCGCCGCGACTACATGGCCGACGTGCAAGGCGCGGCGCGAGCGCAATGGCATGTCGCCCTCGCATCCGCGCCAGCACCGAACCCCGACCACTATCAGGCAGTCGCGGGCATCGATACGCCCTTGGGCCGCTTGCGCGTGGTGACATGGCGGCGGGCCTGGACAGGCGATCGCGGCGATCGCATCGCCTGGGCCAGTGAATACTACCTCAATGACGAACCGATTACCGTTGCCGAGATCAAGGCTATGGGCCTTGCTCAGCGACCAACAACAAGAAACCGAAAACGGTCTTAGGCAACACCAGGAAGCGGCATAGGAGGCCCCAATATTGTGACTGGAGTAAAGCAGGCAAACGACAACATCGACGCGTTTGTAAGCGCTGGCGGTGACGGGAATTTGGTCACTGTCATGATGATGCCGGATGAGCGAGCATGGCGGTTTACCGACATTGAACCCGACGCGGCGCGGCAATTCGCCAAGCGTCTATTGAGAGCGGCGCACTTGGCCGAGCGCAACGCCAAGGCCGCGCCCGCGAGATCGCAGTAACCCCCGAAGAACCCGCCGCGCGAATGCGGCGTTTTTCTCTATGCCGCCGTTGACACGCCTATAAACGTTGCTGTAGTGTTGCGTTATTCACAACGTCTCAACACGGATCGCAACATGTTCACATACGAGACATTGAAGCTTGGGACCGCCTATGCCACCCCGGCAGGCGAGTTGAAGCTTGTCGGCTACGGCAAGAGCGGCGATCGCGTTCATGCGCAGTTCGGCGACGCCGGCAACCCTTCCATGTTCTGGTCTTCGGATCACGGCTTTGAGACCGACGCGCAGATGAAGGCTCGCCAGTTCGACGCCGCTTTTGAAGCGCTCGACAAGTCGTCACAGAAGCTCCTCAACGCCATGTTCGGCGAGCGCCTTGCGGCCGGCAACCACCACACACTTAAGCAGCCGCACGCCCTTGTGACGGTCGCTCAGCGCCAGCTTGTAAAGGCCGGCAAGATCGCGCTGGCGACATGCGGCCGGTGCGGCGGTTGCGGACGCTATTCCTACAATCAGATGGACGGCGACAAGTGCTACGGCTGCAACGGCCAGGGCAAGCGTCTGCCGACCGTGCGCGAATGCCTGGAGGTGCTGGCATGAACCACGCCCCGAAAT